TTGACCGCGCTGTTGAACTGTAGATGATCGCCATCGTCAGTCAGCGCCGCAAAATCCGTCAAATCCCGTCCAGCCTCGTACATAAGTTTTGCATTTTCAGCAGTTGACATGGTTGAATCCTCCTGTCCCTTTATTTACTGATGATACGGATCCCCGTTGCGGGTCCGATATTTAATGTTCCATCGGGTTAAAACGCCCGTGGCCTGGTCCGCCCCTTCCGGGTATTCATCGATCCCGCCGCCGGCGTATTCTATTGAATCGGCCAATCCACCCGTTGTGGTATCGATGGGACCGGACCCGGTGGCCCCCCCGGCAATGGTGGCCACGTTGCCGTTGGCCCCCGCGTCCAGGTTCTCCGCCTGAAAAGTGCCGGTCACCCGTCGAAGGGTCAGGGTTCCCGCCGCATCGCCCCCGGCCCAGGAACCGGATGAAAGACTCACGCCGACCACATACGCCGTGGCCGCGCCGGTGGCGCCTTCGATGGTGTCCCCCACTTCGATTTCGTAGGTCCCGCCTGAGGTAAATCCCAGGGTCCACACGATCCCCGTCATGGCTTCGATCAGATCCCCGAGCATCAACTCGGAGACAACGGACGGATTGACATCCCCATGCAGCTTGAGCCCTTCCACCCGGATGGGCATGACCTGCATGCGGGATCCATACTGACGCCCGGCTTCCTCGCTTTTGGGCCAGACCACGCAGGCTGGGAGTTCCGCCGTATCCAGCTTGCCCTTTGCCCGCTGAACATTTGCGCCGATGTCGGTGTTGTACCCGGCGGTGGCGCGGATGACGGCCAGTTTGCCGATGATGGCCAGGATGATTTGTTCGCGAATGGTTTCCATTATTTCAATTTGCTCAGTTCATAGTCCAGGCGGTCGTTCAGGTTTTTCTTGAGACGGATGTCAGCCAAGCTGAGAATTTCGTCCATAGTGGGCTTGTGCCCCATAACATCCGGGATGGCCATGGATGTAAGGGCCTTGATTGGATATCGAGCCACCATTTTTCCGTTGACGCGCTTTCGCCACATCACCAGCTTGGCTCCGTTTTTCATGGTCTGGATAAACGCATGCTTCAACAGACTACGCCCACCGGACTTCAGCACCTGCACCGTCACGCCCTTTTTGGTTTGCCGTGCCTTGAAATTAATCAGATTAAGGGGGCCGCCCTTGCATTTCACAAAAGCGTTACCGTCCCCGGCGGACATTTTGTTGACGGTGATGGTGCTCCGGATTTTCGTTTTAGTAGGCGTGATTACCTTCGAAACTTCGTTGGTGGTATCGGTCCGGACACCCGTCAACGTCTTATTGACGGCTTGCTTGATCACCGTATCGCCGGACTTACTGAGAGCACCGAGCATGAGTCTCACTTTGGCAATATCGCCGGGATCCATTTCAAGTTTAAGTGATGTCATTTTACATTCACCTTCACAAAAACCCCGTCATTTTCCGCCACATCCTTCACCGTGTAAGTGACGCCGTTCACGGTGAAGGTCTCATCCCGGTTCGCTTCCCGGCCGATATCGGATAACAAATATTCGATAGTGGTTTCCGACCCCCAGGCCTGAGCCTCCAGGCCCCCGGGTTGAAAGGCGGCCTCGATTGCCACGGCAACCCTCAGGGACACCGCATCCCCCACCTCCGGCGTGAAGGTGGCGACCTGAGACATATCCAAATCGTTTGTCAGGTCCTCACATATTTCATCGAATACGTCGGTCATAATTCTTAGATACCTTATGTAGTAATGTTGCTCATCAGATACGAAACCGACTTGAAAATAGTGCTCTTGTCTGCTCCGCTTGAATCAATGGACCTGATAAACGCCTCATCCGTGTCATGGCGCACCCGGAAGATATCACTTCTTCTCGATTCTTCCCGATATTGTTCCGTTACCGTATTCCCCGGGGTCTCTTCAGTCCAAAGGAAAGTCCGACCGATGCAGGGTGAAGTCAACGCGCCGTTTGACGTTACGGTCAACATGGCGTACTCGTTGGACCACAGATCGGAAACACTGGCCGACTGGCCCTTTTTCGCGGAATCGTAAACAGCGCCACCCACCAGGAGTTTTTCAATGTCAAGCAGGGCCGCCATTTGAGAGACAGTCATGCTATTTGCGTCCTGGTTGGCGAAATTCCGACCAAACTGCGCAATAATCTGAGCATTTCGGCGCAAATTAAGGAACGTCGAATATGATATAATCAGAGTATTCGGGATCATGCCGCAGGCAGAACGTATAGACAGTTTCCCGGTTTCAAGGTCTTCAAGCGGCACCGCATTTTCAGCGTCATCCCACTCATTGGTTACAGCATTGGCCGTAAAATTAGCGGCATTGAAAACCTTGTCTGCAACCCGTTTTTCCTGGCCGCGCAAAACAAACTCCGTCGCTCGTTTTGCGGCAACTACATCCGCATCAAACTTGTTCTGATAAAGTTTCCGCTCACGGTCATCAATGGGCTCTTCCCATCCGTTTTCCTTGGTGCCGTAGTAACCTTCCTCAAACTCGTAATCGCTACGGTTATAGGACCCCCGCATGGCCCTCTTGGTGTCCATTATCTTCAAAAGCGCCTCGGTGGGGATCACCGGATAAGACGCCGATTGTTCCGCGGTGGGAAACAAGGGCATCACTTCGAGCCCGATATAACCCATGGCCGGTGCGGTTTCCATGTACTCATAAACAATCGCGCCCAGGTCAGGCCGCTGAATTGCTGTATCGCTAGTCGGTGCAGGCATTTTTTATTCCTCCGTTTGTTTTAAATCAGTTGCCGGGTCCGAGTTGACCCGTATCAACCGGCAACTGTAATGTTTAACTGGTCAGTGTCACACCCTTGTGCTCAATCCAGATGCTTGACAGAACGATGGTGTCCGTAGTGTGGGCGCCCGGTGTCAACTCAACGGTCAGGGTCTGGGCGCCGGCCGGAATATCAGCCGCTGCGATGGTGATGGTCTTCTCCGCGTAAGCCGCACCCAACGCCGCCGAAACATCCTCTACCTTGGTGTCGCCTTCGTTAAAATAGCTGTCGGCGGCGATGGTGGGCGTATCGGTGGACCCGCCGCTTTTGGCCCTCAAATGCACCACCAGATCCGCACTGACATCCAGGTTCGGTGGTAGCGGGGTCTGGAAAACGATGGCGTCGGAATTGGCGGCCACCCAGGTCAAAACAATGCCGGAATCCGTATCCCCGTTGGCCATATCCAAAACCGGCGTGGTGTCGCCGGCCAATGCAGTGGCGTTGGTTCCGTCGGATTCAAGGCAGATCGCCAGCGGAATAGGAATGAATTTTTGGGTGCTCAAAATATGGGTGAATATTTCGGCCAGGGCCGCCTCAACGGTCACAGCGGTGATCAGGCTTCCGGCATCGGCCACCGATACGGTGGCGGCCGTAGTGGACAAAACACCAAAGCCCAGGATTTCCACAATATCCCCGGCGGCGGTGGCCGCTTCTTTGGCAATGCCGATTGCCGTGCCGTTGGAGCTGTCGGATACTTTCCCGTCAGCCGCCGCGTACAGGGTGGCGCCAATGGAAAAGGTGTCGGCCGCAACACATTCAATGGACCCCGGAAAGGTATTCACCTTCACCGCCACATTGTCGCCGTCGCTGACGGCCAACTCGGTTACACCGATGGCCTGCTCCCCCGCATCCGCATAAACTACTTCCGGGGGTGTCGTTACGGTACCGCTCTCGATTTTTACGCGCCGATGGGCTGCAAGATCCTCACCGGCCTGAAACGTCAAAATTCCTTCGTTATACATGGTGTATTCCTCCGTGTGCGTTTCCGGCCCGCTTAGGCGTTGCCGGCCTGGCCGATAAAGGATTTGTGGAGATCAGGATATTGGTTGACCGCCTGTTTCATGGCTGCTTCGGTGGAGCATTTTGTTTCATCCTTGATGGCCTTCCAGGCCTCGGTGAAATTTTGGGGCCCAGATGCCCCGGCCCCGGCGCCGGGGTTTTCAGCGCCGGATTTTTTAATGGCGTCCAGCATCTCGTTCATCTTATCCGGGTTGTCGCCTTCCGGTTTTTTCGCCTCCGGCATGGCCGATTTCATGGCCTGGTACATTTCAACGGATGCGCCGCTGTTGACGATGGCTGCAAAACTCTTTGCCGGTTCCTCACCAAAATGGACCGCTGCAAGCGCCAGCATATTTTCCCGCTCCGCCCTTGCGCCTTCAGCGCGTACCGGTTCCGGGTCCACCGATGCAATGGCATCGCTCCGGATCTCGGCCACCAGGCCGGGGGCTTCGGCTTCCAGCCTGTCCAGCGTGATGGAACTTCCTGTTTTTTCCTTAGGCATGTTGTCGCCCTCCTGTTTTGTTGGGGACTTTGCCCCGGGTTGATAGCCAAATATGTATTGCTCAACCCCCATGGATCGAGCTGTTTCTAAGGCTATTTCAAAGTTTCCGATCTCATCCACCAGGCCCACATCAAGCGCCTGCCGGCCAATAAAGATTCTCCCCTCGGCCATGGCCAGGGTTTCGGCGATGGTGCATTCCCGGTTTCGGGAAACGTTTTCAACAAACAGGGAATAGACATAATCCACCCCCTCCTGGAGGTACGCTTTTCCCTCCTTGCTCAATGGTTCCGAATCGTTTCCGATGGTTTTATATTTTCCGGCGTAAATGAAAGACCG